TAGAAGTGTAGGTGAAGGCATTGTATTTGAGATAGGCTCATCAAACAAAGGTTGATCTAGTTGTGGCATTTCAAAGTTTTGCATGGCACCTTGTAGGTCTTCTGTAGGTGAAATAGGTAAAGTAACTGGTTGTTGTTCTACATTATTAAATGACATTTCATTTGTTAATGGTGGTTCTATATCAGTTTCTACAGGTTGTTCAATCAAAGGTTGTTCAAAACGAGCTAAGGTTTGTCTAGCTCTATCTAATGAAGAACTGCCTGCAAAAGGTTCAGGAGAAGCTAACATTTCTTTTTTAGCCAAAGCAGAAATCATTGTATATTCAGCACTAGAGGGATTAAGTTTAATTTCTTTAACTAAAGTAGGAATTACATTTTGTTTAAATTGTTTTACTTTTAAAATTTCATCGTCTGTAAAAAACTCATTAATAATTTCTTTTTCATTGTTAAGAATATCATTGTAATTTTTTACTATCATTGATCCATTTGCTTGATTATTGTTATCACCACTAAAAACTTTAGTAAGCACCCCATCTTTTAACAAACTATTAACTTGAACAAATTGATCTTGTGGCAAAGTGTTTCTAAGTTTAGAAATAACAAGAGGTAACGATTGGTTGGGAGCAAATTTATTTTGTCCAAACAAAAGATTAACTACATTTTTAGGCGTGTAATTTTTATTGGTAATTTGTTCAAGTATTTTGTTTGCTGTTTTTTCTCTACGATCTACAATATTTTCTTTGTCTGTTAATCCCATGTAATTATTATATAAACCAGTGGCATCCTGTAATTGATCTAGCATTTCTTTATCTTCATTAACAAAACCTTGCTCAAGTTTGTTATAAGTAACACCATCAAGAACCTCTTTCATTTTAACTAAAGCTGATTGTTCAAAACTTTCAGGACTTGATTTGTTAATATTTGTGCTTAATCTTGTTTGAAAATCATGTATTTTTTTTAAAGTTTGATCTTTAGATTTTGGGTTTTGACTTTGGTTTAATATTCTTTGCAAAGAAACAACCTCTTGTTGCAAAGGGTTACTTTCTAATTGATTTGGTGAAAAGATATTTTTATACTCTTGCAAAACATTATTAACAATTTCATTAGAACCTTGTGTAATATCTCCACCAGTAGCAGAAAAAATTATATTTGAATTAATATCATCAGGGTTTGATCCATATTGTTCTTGTAATTCAAGAGCATCTGACCTTATTTCTCCCAACTGAGCACTATCAAGACCTTTTTTTTCTTCCTCATCTCTTTCACGCAACAGTCTTAATAATTCTTCTGTTTGGACATCTGTTTCTGATGCTCTTTCTATTTCACCAATAACCCTTGAAGCTCTTGTTGCTTCCAATACAGCAGGATTTTTTAAAGGCTCTAATAATTTTTGCATTTGCCCAATCTTAAAAGCAGTTTCACCAACCAATCGAGGAGAGGTTAATGGTAATCCTGCTAATGCACTAGGATTAACACCCATTCCCACAACACCTACTGTAGCCATACTTGCACCCTGTAATCCTCTTGGTGCAGCATTGCTTAACGCTTGTCCTGCTATTTCTGTTACTAAATCAGGGTCAAGTTTTTTCAACATCTCTAACCTATTTCCATAATTAGTATTTACATTATTACGCATAGCAGATTGCAATTTTCTTAATGTGGTTCCTGCGTTGGCTTTTTTACCCAAAGAAAGTTCAGTCATGTATTGTTTTTCTAACTTCATGGCAACTTCATAGTCTTTCATGACTTTTCCATACTCAGGAACTTCCTTTAAAATTTGTGCTTTAATGCTATTTCTAATTTCAGAAACCACCATTCCTGAATCTCCTACTGCAAGACCAGTAGGATATTCTGCATCTATTCTTCTTTTAAGAATATCCATGCCTTTTGCGTTGTGTAATGCAGGATTGCCTTCCCACTCTTTAACTATTTTTTTTATATCTAATAATTTTTTTTGTGCTTTTGCTGATAGCTCAGACATTCCTTCAAATTGTTTTGATAACTCAAACCCATTGATGTTGTCTAATGTTTGTTTAAAACTAACAGGACTTTTTTCTAGTTTTAATTCTGCTTTGCTAGATTTGTAGTTACCTGTTCTTGTATCAGATAAATCTTTCATAGCTTGCAATGCTTTTGGCACAATTTCTTCAGGCAACACATTTCCTCTTAAATTATCTGTAAACAATTTTTGTGTTTCTTTGCTACCTCTTCCTGATTCAACAGCTATTCCAATAGCATCACCACCTGTTCCTGTGGTAGTGCCTAAAAATGGTTTTACAACACTTCCAATACCCTTGGTGGTTGCACCGATTACTTTGCCAGTGGCTTGAACAGGGTCAATAATGTTTCCCACTTTAGAAATAGTGGCTGTTGTTCTGCCTGCAACACCGGGTACCTTAGCAGCTAAACCTGCACCTCCTGTAAACACAACAGATATGTCACTTACAATACCCAAAGGGTCTTCTGCAAACGATTTTTTAAATCCTTCAAAACTTCCATAACGATCTGCAAAAAATTTACCCACTGCTCTTGCAGTTGCTTCATCAGGTTGTTCGCCTTCAGTGGTAAGTTGATAAATTCCTCTGCCCAAACTAGCCAATGATTGTGCTGTTTGTATAGGGTGTCTAATTGGCATGGTTATATCAGAAACCAATTGACCTGCACTCGAAGGTATATTTGAAACTGCTTGCCCTAAAACCTCAGAAATAGGCATAGAATCTTCTTCTTGAGAAGAGTTATTTTTTCTTTGTTCTTCTAATCTTTCTAATAAAGACATGACTATCCCTGTCTTTCTTTTAACAACTTAATAATTGCATCTCTTTCTTTGTCGTCAGAATTTTGAAACATTTCTTCTAACTGGTCATCTGTCATATTTTCATAATCAGCAGTCTGTACCATGTTGTTCATTATGCTATTAAAGTCTAAAACTTTAGATTCATAACCTTTAAGAGTTCTATTTTCATTAAAATATGCAATTGCTTCTTCTTTAGCTTTAGCTGCCTCAACAATGGTTGTGTACAATCTTTCTAATCTAGCGACATTCATATCTTCATCAAGATAGCTATTAAATGCTGCTGCTACCAATCTGTCACCCTCTCTTTCAGTAAACTGTGCACCTAATTTTTCTCTTAATGATTGAAAAACTATGTCTCTAATGTCACCTATATAAGAAGCTGCTTTGGGAAATAATATTCCTTTTGCTGAATCAGGCAGTAACCCTATGCCTGGACCTGATACATTTATTTCTCCTTCTTTTAAAATATTTATTTTTTCAATTAAATTTTCTAAATTTGCTTCAATCTGTGCTTGTCCTTTTGTAGTGTAATCAACTGCAATTTTTGAAAACTCTTGATCTATACCCTTTTCAACAACAGACAGGTCAATGTCAGCAGGATTTGATCCTTCTCTTTTACCCCTTGATTTATTCAATTCTAAAAGATATGCAGCAAAAGGGTCTGAATTTTTCATTGAATCGAATCTTTTTTTACCCTCATCATCTAAGGCTTCCCTAAAATTAAAATTAGTAATGTCAGCAGTTTGTTTTCCAACACCCATAGAGCCTTTTGCTAACTCAAATAAACTTTTGTCTAAAAATGCGTTAGCCTTTTGTTCGTCTTGCATAGCCATTTGTGCTGCTTGTAATCCTATTTCTTGTTTGGCTTTTGCATATGCTTCTTGTTTCTGTTTCATTTCAGCAGAAGCATTAGAAAAACCAACACCTAAACCTGTAAAAGCTGATGCTCCACCTGTGTTAGGAGTAGACAATAATCCTGCTCCCAACTGAGAAGCCAAATCATAAAACCCCATTCTTGAAGGTTTAGGTATATAAGGCTCTAATCTTTGTTGGTATTTTTCTATATTGTCTTCATAGTTTCGAGCTTCAAACCTCTCCATCATTAATTTACGAAGTGCATTAGACTGATCGTCAGTAGCACTTACATCACCACCTGTAGCAAATGGATCAATGGATTCAAATATTTGTGATCTACCAATGGTCATTAGATTGTATATCCTGCGTTAGTTCTTCGTGGTTGTGCTTGTGGTTGTTTGAAGAAGTTACCCAAAGCACCCAGTGTGCTTAAACCAACACCTAAACCTGACTGTAAAGCACTTGGTTTTGGAGCAAAAGTTGTAGAAGTTTGGAAAGAACCTGTTGGTACAGATTGCATAAAAGGTAACAAGGATTGATATTGAGCCAATGGAGCCTGTTGAGCTTGTAGCTGATTAGCTCTAGTTGCATCTAACTGTGCTTGTTGTTGTTGTTGTTGCATCTGTCCTGATCCAATCAACTGATTGATGTCAAAAGCACTAGATTGTTGAGCTTGGTTACCAATGTTTTGTAAGTTAGAACCTAAGTTTTGTTGTGCTTGTGCTCTTTGTTGACCCATTTGACCTTCTAAACCACCCAAGTTACTCAAAGCACCTGCCTGTGTTTGCTGTGCTCCAAACCTAGTGCCTGCCAATCTACCAAGATTAGATGCTAAACCTTGTTGTGCACCTAATTGTTGTCCTGCAAAGCCTGAGAGTTGATTGGTTAAGTTTTGTTGTGATCCTAGTCTTGAGCCTGCCAAACCTGATAAGCCTTGTGATGTCGCCATCTCTTGTGCTCTTTGTCTTGCAAATTCGTTTAAACCTGCTGATTGAGCCTGTCCAAAGCCTTGTGCACGCAAAGAACCTAAAGACTGACCTAAACCTCTACCTAGAGCTTCACGCCTTTCTTCAGCACTTAAACGAGCTCTTGAGCCAAAAGCTGACTCTCCACCTGTTTGTATGTCTCTAGCTCTTTGAGCCATGTCTTGTTTCTCACCTGCTTTAAAAACATCTTCAATGGTTTGATCTACCACTTGTTGTTCGTATGGGTTGTAGAACTGTGAGGTTAAAGACTGGTCGTAACCACCTAAACTACCCCTTAGAAGGTTCTCAGACTCGCCTAAACGATTGCCAAACTCATCTGTGGCACCTATGCTACGACCTGCTAAACCACCTAACTGAGTGCCAAAGTTACCTGTAGCACCTCTTTGTATGTTTTCTACATCAGATAGTTCTCTACCAAGCGAGCCTACACCACCTTGTATGACACCCAATGACTCTAATTCTCTTTGTTTTGCTCTGTCTAAGCCTGAGCCTAGTTCTCCAACACTTGAACGAAAAGCAGATTGAGCATCACCCAAATACTGATCTTGTATGCCAGTAGCTCCTCTTGCCATCTCCATGGCTCTTTGTTGGTCAGGAGTTAACCCTGCAATTTCTTGATCTACAACTCTAGGTGTTCCATCAGGATTAAAGAAGGAAGTCTCAGCTGCTTGCATTGCACCCGGTATGAATCCACCCTTACCATCTAAACCAAAGAGTAATTGTTGGCTCAGAGCATCTAAGCCTGTCTCGTTTCTTTGTTGATTGCTAACATATGGAGCAGGATCATTGCCACCTGTGTAGGGTGCAAGAGGTTGTTGTACAGGAGCAGTTGGTTGTACAGGAGCAGTAGTTTGTACAGGTGCTTGTTGTACAGGAGCAGTAGTGTTTGAATCTATTGGTCTAGGACCAGGCAAACGACCTTCAAAACCACCATCATAAAACCCAGGGGTTCCACCTGCGTATACTGGAGGTGGATTAAGACCCATTGATGGAGGTAGATTACCAGTCATAATTGTGCCATCAGGATTTCTAACAGGCATAGTAGTGATACGATTATTAGTTGGATTTTGTGCCTCTTCTGCCATTGCTCTGTTTAACATATCTTGTTGTAAAATATTTCTTTCAGAAGTTTGTTGTGCTAATAATTCTTGATTTTGAGGTACTTGTGGCATCATTTGTTGTTGAGCTTGAGCCTGTTCTATCATGTCTTGAAAGCCTTGAGGATTAGCGTTTATAGCTCTTGGATCAAAGTTACTAAAATCCATACCCATAGGTAAATTAGAAAAATCTATGTTCTGTAAACCGGGTATACCACCTATGCCTTGTAAGTTTGGCATGTTTGATATGTTAGGCATAACAGAAGGTCTTATTTGTGGCATGTTGCCTATATTGCCAAATAAACCACTGCTAGGCTTTCTTTCCATGCCATCTCTAAATCTGTCAAATATTCCCATAATTATTTCTTAGCTTGCGTTTGCACGATTGCCAAAGACCTCCATCATGTTGTACAAAAGTTCTGTACCACGATCTCTGTCTTCATCTAACGATGGAATTAAGTTAAGAATGCCACCATCACCTTGTTGTAATTCGTATGAACCTGCTCCTCTTACAGCTTGTCCTGTCATAACAAACTCACCATCAGACAACATCGCAGGTACATCGTCACTGATTTCAGTGCCTTCACCATTAATCATGCCATTTTGTCTTTGAAAGTCCTCCATAGCTACATTGCCACCTTCTGCATATGCCATTGGCATCATTGGTCTGCCACCCATGTTGTAACCTATTGGCATAACTTGACCACCCATGTTGTAACCCATTTGATCTACAACTTGAGGAGCTACCTTATTTAATGCTTCTAAACCTTCGTTAGGAAAAGCTCCACCTTGAGCATACATTGGAACCATTCCACCACCCATCATCCCTACAGGAGCAGGTTGTCCACCTGATAGTTCAGGAAAATTGTCTTGTGGCAATAAACCAAACTCTACTGGATTGGGTGCTTGTTGACCCATTCTACGAGCTATTTCTGCTTCATTGTTGAATCTACCTGCCGCGTTCATTGTATTTAAAGGTGTCAATGGTACACCTGAGTCGTTTTTGGTTTCATCGTAAGCCATTTTGCCCAAAGAACCTGCTAAACCTAACAGTCCTGCTGTGCCTAATCCACCAAGTCCACCACCTTGACCACCACCAAACATTCCACCACCCTGTCTTACAGGATCGGATGGTCTTCCTCTTAACATGTCTTCTAAACGACCTGCTTGACTTTGACCGGGTGTACCACCACCAAAGATGCTTCTGCCACCACTTGCTTGTGGAGCCATGCCTGATTGTTGTAGGTTTTGCATGATCTGTGCATCAGACATGCCTTCTGATCTTAGTCTGTCGATTCTAACTTGTGCCATTGGATCACCTGCACCAACTTCTTGAATGCTTGGTTGTTGACCACCACCTAGTAAACCACTTAAAGGACCATCACCTAGCAATCCTTTTAAAGAGCCTAAGCCTCCTTTTATGCCACCAAAACCTTGTGCTGTACCACCTGCTATAGAAGATAAGCCCGGTATTCCTGCATTTGCTATGCCACCCATGACTGTGCTTCCAACACTACCAAGGGCACTGCCTAAACCACCTAAACCTACTTTTGCTAAACCTTTGGTTGCTAGACCACCTAAACCACCTAAAGCACCACCTAAAGCAGTACCAACACCGGGTATTAGCATAGCTAAAGGAGCTACTTTTTTAAGAACTTTGCCTAGTTTTTTAAAGAAACCAAACTCTTCTAATCCTGTGGATTGGTTTAGACTGGCTATGCCCATTCCTACTACAGCTTGCCTAGGATCAATTCCTAGACCTTTAAATTTATCCTCAACCATAGCCTCAAACTTTGGGTCTTCCATCATTTCAGGAGGCAATACAATCTCACCCGGTCGTAAATGAGCCAAGGCTGTGTCTTCACCACCACCTACTTTGGCTAATTCTTGTGCCATTCCACCCATAGGAGCGTTGATCTGTGCTTCAAGTTTATTAATCATGCCACTTATACCTTCAGCTTCTTCAGGATCAGTGGTTACTTGTAACTGTTGCATTAAGGCTTGAATAGACTCGTCAGTAGGTTGGCTGTCAAAACCAAAACCATAATCTTTGCCGTCTATTTCTACATCGTATTGTTTTTGTGGAATAGAATCCATAAACATTTGTCTGTCTTGGTCAGATATAGCACCCATACCACCACCCATTGTTCCTTCTTGTGCCATTCCACCCATTGGACTAGCCATAGAGCTTGTGAGATTGTTGATTCTTTGTTGTAGTCCTTCGCTTATAGCCATAATTAACCTATTGTAACTGTTACTGCTCCTACACTCATTGTAACACCTAATCCTGTTGGATAAGTTTGATGACTGTACAAGTCTCTAAACCTAGTTCCATCAAACGCTTGATGGATTGAAGTTGTAGTATTAAATATTATACTACCTGTTGCAAATTGCAATTGAGAAATCTCTGTTGCGTTAAAACTTGGGATTCTATCAGGATCAACATTGTCTAAGTTAATCTCTAATATTCTTATTAAACGATTGAAAAGCTCAGGTGTTACATCAGTGCCTTCAGCTAAGGGCAACCTTGTCACTAGAAGTTTTGTCATGACCCTCTACGACCTGATGGCTGTATATCTAGCCTAGTGTTACCTAACCTCCATTTGTAATCTTTTCTATCTTCTGTGTCGTTGTCATCGTCTGACTCAAACCTAAGCACAAATTGACGACCCCTAGCTCTTACATCTACTTTGTTGGTTGTAGAAGTTATTTTTGAAGTTGAGTCTGTTTCTAAGTTTTCTCCCATAAAATCACGATTTTTTAACACAATATTAACAGCACCATCAGGAGATGTGCCTTGTGAATTAACAAATTTAATGTCAGGCAAAATGCGTTTTACAAAAGCCAATGAATCTCCATCGCCTAAATCAAAGTCAGCAGACTGTATAAATACATTGTCCATAGGCTCAGTGTCATCATTAAAACCTGTTTCATGGTTGTATAAGTAATAAGCACTTGCTGAAATGCCTGTAGCTTGTGGAGTGTTTTGTATTCCACCATCAACCCAAGCATGTCTAACCAGTAAGCCAATTGACCACAGGTTTTCCTCATAGTTATACATAGCGTATCTTGATATTTCTCTTGTGCCATCCTCAATAGAGGGATAAAAAAACCAAACTTCTGAAAACTCAGAGTTTAAAGCCACATGGCATTTGTAGGACTGTGATAGGTCAATGTCTTCAAATACATATTCTTGGACAGTGCAAGGAAGTTTTTGTACAGCACCATTGTAAAAATAAAATCCTTGTTTGCTCATAAAAAACACACCATTGGGTGCATTTACAAATGCTTTAGGTCCTAACAATCCTGCTCCTTCGTTAATTAAATTAACTGAAAAAACTAGTGGAGCACCAATAAAACGCATACTGTAAATACTGGTATCAGTCCAAACAAGTATTTCTTGCCTTGCTTTTAAACCACCAACAATCTGTGAGCCTGATGACAACCTTAACGACCCTGCTGAATTTGTAGCAATAGGGTTCCAATCAATAGCACTCTCTGAATCAGAAAAAGCTATTAACATGGGATCAATGACACCTGACCTACTGCCACTAACTATAGGATCAGCACCCAAAACAATTGCATGTCTGTCTGTTTCTGAAACTATTACTTGTAATGCTACTGTAGGAGCATTGTTTGCTCCTGAAATATCAGACAAAGCTACAGCTCTAGTACCTACACCATCATTTTCTGTCCACTGAAAAACACCACCTGCACGAACATTAAGTAATAAATTTTCTCCAAAATTATCGTGTGACCATAAACGCAATTGATTGGTTGCACTTAAAGATGTAGCTGATCCAAAAGTTCCATCACTCCAAGCTCCTGCTCCCCAACCAGTAGACTGAACATAGTTATCTAAGCCTACGCTAACTTGATACAAACCATCAACACCTGACCCTCCATTGCTTGTATCACTACCATTGGCTGTTGCTGATGCTACAAAAGTGTAAGTATTTGCTGATGGAACAGTTGCTATTTGATGTTCTTTGTTTAATACAACAGGCGTAATGGTGCCTCCAAGAGAAGCTGATCCACTAATAGTAACAAAATCGCCTTTAATAGCACCATGAGAAGAATCAGTTGCCGTAATAATAGTAGAGCCATTGGTGGCAGAAAAAGTAATTGAGTTGGTGCTTGTTTTCCTTATAGGAGTAATGTCATTAAAAACACTACCATTTTCTATGTAATATTTTAAAGTTGTTCCCAATCCAAGATATTTACTTCCTCCAAGACTAACCCATTGATGCAAGGCTCTAGCTATGCCTAAAAAAGCAGAAGAACTGGCTTTAAGCCACCCACCTATTTTTTCAGGTCTATTTTTTCTGAATCGAATGAAATTAGCATCAACATAACCACCTTCTTCTGCATAGTCGGTTTCTTCTTTGTTGATACCTGCTTTGAAATTAAATTTTGCTAAAGGCATAAGTAAACTCTTTTATTGTCATAAAAGTTTACCATAAACTGTAAAATTTACGCCAAACGAATGATGGCACCAGTGGCAGTAGGACTTGGGAAAACTACAGTAAAATCACCTGCTGTACTTGTTTTGTCTCCACCAAAATCAATTGCACATAATGCTTTGTTACCATTTGCTGTGTTATACAACAAACAACCTCTAGCTGTAACTGTGGCTGTGCCAAAAGTTAAATCTGCAAAATCACACACAGCAGTTGTGCCTGATAGGGCAGGAGTAACATTAGTTAAAGCTGCTCCACCTGACGAATAATTAGTACCACTTGCTTGTCCTGTGGTTACAAATACAGTAGTACCTGCTCCCAAAGTCGCTGATGATGTGTAGAGTGCTAACTTAATAGAATCTGCTCCATTGGTTAAATTGTGTCCTTCTACAAGAATTTGTTGTTTAAAACTTGAACATATTGCTGATGTTATTGCCATTTATAGCTCCTTAATAATCTTAGCCATGTCTTCATGACCCTGTTTTGTAAGCAAACCTACCATAGTAACTTTTTTTGAATCTATGGCGTTGTTTATATTAGATAAGATTATACTATAAATGTGATTTTTGAAAGCCTCAGCTTGTAACTTGACATGCTCAGGTGCGTTTTCTGAGATTCCTAAAATTTTATTTGTAGTTTGTTGTGCCCAAAACTCAGGATCGTGACCTTTATTATTAGTAGTGTGTACTTCTATTTGACCTAATTGTATAAAACTATCTGACATTATCCTTTGTATGGCTCAGGTGGTAATTCATGATCTTGCAATTTAAAACCTTCTTTTTGCAAATCTTGGTCAACTTCATCGTAAGGTTTAATAATCCATTTGTCATTATGAATGACAGTCACAAAAGGTTTATCTAAACGATGGTAGCCATAAAGTTTTTCAGTTGGTGGTACATCAGCATCCAATACTGTTGATCTAGGACTAACTCCTACTGTGATTCCATTGTCCATCATTTTTGATAGCCAAAATTCAACACAAGCTCTTCCTGCTTCTGCAAAATGTAAATCGTTTCTATAAGAAAAATCTATGCCAAAAAGATCAATAGACTCTACTTTGTTCCACATTGCAAAACCTAAAGCGTAGGCTACTGTGTTGTTAAAATAAGCACACTGAGTTGCATTTGCCACTTCTTCAATTGGAAAAAGAGTTGCTTTTGGTACTCTTTTGTCTAACTCACAAGTGTAAACAGGAATTTTTAATTCAGGCAACATCTTTCGCAAAACAATGGTTTGTTTGCCTGCATCGTCACTGTCAAAGAATCGACTAGCAGGGTCCATCATAAACAAACGATCTAAGTTAAATACGCTACAAGCTGAGTTTATACCCCAAACTTCATCCCATTCTTTACCATTTTCTTTGCCAATCACATAATCTATTTGTGATATGCCAAGACCTAACAAGGCAATTTTCTTGCCCTCAAGCGATTTTATTGGTTTCATTACGATACTACTGAGCGTAGGCTATCGTATCTGTATTCATCTCTAGTATCTCTACCTTCTGATAAGTTTTTCATTCTCATTACTGCCTCTTTAAATCTTGCTTCAAATTGAGCAATGACATCAGGAGTCTCTTTGAGAAAAATTGCACCTTCAACTAAACTTCCATAGAGTAAAGCATCAGGATAATCTGTACTAAGAACTGTCGTTCCACTGTCACTACCACTTGTTAAAGAAGATGGTTTATATAAGTAATGTAATTCTACTGTATAAATTACATCAGGTACAGGTGCAAGAGCAAAAGAACTTTGGCTAAAAATTGAATAGTATTTTGGTTTACCTGTAACAGTTGTGGTAGGACTATATTCTTTTAAAAAAGAAGCATGTTTTAAATCAAGGTATGTGTAAGTGTCATTTGAAATAATAGCCAAGCTCATGGGAGCTAAAAAATCAGTAGGGCAAGCTAAAAAACGACTGCTTGCTGTGGTTACGCCTTGTACATTTCTTCTTTGCTCAGGCAATTCAACAAATTTTAAAATTCTTTCTTCTGCTTCTTTGATAAAAGTAGGTAAATTTGTTGTAAAAGTAGTTTCAGAAGATTCTAAATAATTTCCTATTGCTGTTTTTAATGTGGCTAATGTAAAACTCATGTTATATCTATAGTAACAGAACCTACGCTACAGGTAACTTCATAAGTTGTTAATTGTTTTCCTAAAATACCTAAACCTACATTTGTGTAAACTGTAAAAAAGTTATTGTCATCTGCGTTATTAGGTCTTGGGTCTTTTAATGCTTGTGGATCAGTAGCAACAGTTCTAGGGTCTAACTGTGGATGTTTTGGATCAAACATGTCAGGTCCTACTAAAAAACCATTCCATGTTTTTTTCATGTCTTTTAATTTATAACGAAACCCACTGACATCACAAATGCCATAAGCATTTTTGTTACTTGCAAAAGCAGACATTATGGTGAGTTATAGCTCCTAAGATCAGGACTGACACGAAACGATGCCCTTTCCTCATCTTGAGACATGGCTCTTAAAAACTCTTCTTCATACAATTGTTTAAGCATGGGAGTTCTTTCAGGTGCTTTTTTTAATGATAGGTAGTATGCAAGACCTGCTGCTAAACATGGATAGAACCTATAAGGCATGTCCATGGTATTAGCACCAACATCTGCATCATCCATCCTTGTTAAAACATTCATGTGCACAGTGTAGGTGCTAGATTTATCAGGAGTTGGGTAAACAGTAATGGTTGGTGTTATCTGCTTGTCTACAAAAAATTGATTTGGCTGACCTGTTTGTGATTTACTTGGAATAGATGAATATTGAGAACGACTGATTCTTGCCATAGACAAATCTGAGTCATTACCACCAGTGGTTTGCCTCATAAACGCATCTAAAACATCAATGGTTGCTGTGCCATTTGTAGTGTCTACAGTATAAGAAGCTGTATCTTTAACCATTGCTACAGTTTTCTGTGTAATAGTCCATTGGTTTAAACCTCTGTTAGACCATTCTGCTAACAGAAGATTAAGACTTCTTTGTGCTGTTTTAAGATCGTAGCCTGTACGAAGTTCTAAACCACATCGTTCAAACGCTTCTTCTACAAACTCACCTACATCAGGTTCAAAATTTTTGCTATTTGATGTTGCCATCTTTAAGCATGAAACGCTGTCATTGATGTAAAGGTTGCAGTTGTGTAATTTATAAATATACCATCACTAAAAACAATTCCACTGTCAGGAATAGTTATATCTCTAGTTGCTGTAGCAGAAGCCACACATCCTAATTTAAAGATGCTACTTCCATTAGGCGAGGTATTTACAAAGTCTAAATTACCTGCTGTTCCTGAACACACTACATTCATGCCTTGCAATCTTGATCTACCACCGAAAATAACATCTGCAACTGCTGTGTTAATACCAGCAGAAACATCACCTGCTGGATTACCAACAGCAGTTATTGAGGCTATTACTCTAAAGTATTTAGAACCAGTAGCCGTACCTGCGTTAGCACCTGTAATATTTTCAGTTTGAGAATCACCATTTACATCAGTTCCTACTACATTAAATGATTTAGCTGAATCGTTGCCAGCAGAAAGGATCGTTACAATCCTTCCACCAACATTGGTAACAGAGCCTCCGTCAGCTAACGCACCACCTATAGTAAGTGCTGCATTATTTCCAACTGCTGCTGCTACTGAAATACCATTTGCATCTAATACTTGAGCATCGGCAGTTATAAAGACTGCTGTGACATCTGAGCCAGTTAGTCTAGTTGCCATAAGTTACTCCCTATTCAAATATAATTCTGTTGATTGCTTGATAATGAACATCAAGTGCTTCAGCTGCCGCAGCTCCAGCTTCTATTCCAATGTAAGGAATAAAATCAACATTGTCAGTTAAAGCTCCTGATAGCACTGCTGCTGAACCTTCGGCTACAGCAGATACTGCTGTTCCACCTGTAGACCCTGCAGTGGTTGTAATGTCGTACTGTGTACCATCAACAAAGATTGTTAATTTTCTGTCACTGTCAATAACCACTTTTAGGTGGTAAGTGGTGTTAGCAGCTACTGTTATAGGCAGTTGCGAAATAAAGTCTGTACCACCAACTGAGTGTACAAAATGCAATTTAGTGAAATCAGTAAATGCTTCTGAGTTAGTAGCATCTGTTTGAAATTTAAAATACGCTTGGTCAGCATCAGTAGCTATCAATTG